GCAACTTGTCCTCAATGATCATTGACCTAACCATTGGTGTCGCCGTTTTCATTTCGCGGTAACCAACAATCTGTGTTCGGCGCGCAAAATCTGGAGGCACGTTCGGATGGATAGTCGGGTTGACGCGAAGCTGCACATCGCGGTCTTGCATGACACGGTTAACCTCGGCCCACATTTGGGCTTGAGATTCAACCACAAATTCGGTAGTCACGATCACGCGGCCGTCATGTTGGACGGCCCTAACTCCGCAGTATCTCTGGTCATCAAGGCTCGAATCTACCGCAAGGATTCCACCCGGTGGCATCGCAACTTGGGAAACGAGGTCATGCCAAATGTTTGGAATCCAAGACTGAGTTGAGCCCTGCCACATATTGAGATGTTGTTGAACAAATTCCGAACTAGGCAAAGTTTTGTATGCGTCCTCAAGGGCTTCCCATGACACGGTCGTACCGAGCGCGGGATTACTCCACGGCCAAAATTGGCGATCCGAAACAGGCGAGCCACTTGGCGCGCTCCATTCCGCAAAAAACATTGGCGATTTTTCGCCCTTGTCAATTGAGTTGATTGCTCCCTCACGCATAGAAATCATCACTTCTGAACCAGTATCGCCTGCCGTACTCCAACAGGAAAATAGAGGGCTCCTTCGAGCGACTTGGCTCGGTTTTAACGCGCCCCATACAACCTGCGGACTGATCGCCCAAATTTCGTCAATGAGCAAAAGGTCTACCGAGTAACCGACCTTTCCAGCGGTCGCAGCTGCTGAACGAATCGTTGTTCCGTCAGGGAACACCAACGACTGACGCTGATAAGACTTCATCAACTTGGCACCAAACAACTCAACCATTGGTTCAGCGATATCCATAAACAAATCGGCGGCGCGCTGGTACTCGTTAGCGACCAACATAATGGTCTGAGGTTCTTTTCGGATTGCGGCCATTTGGACGGCCCACCACGACGCCAAAATTCTGAGGGCCACACTCTTACCTTGTTGTCGAGCCGACGTTGTCAAAGACGACCTGTGAATCAAAGTTCCAGTTTCACGATCCTCAGGCGTCGCATAAGCAAGTTGCCCGGCAAGAGTGACCTTCTGCCACTCCATCAACTTGACGCCGTACACGCGCTCGGCAAAAGCCTCCACAGATGCGACATAGTCACCAGCTGCTTCATAAGGGGTGATCAATCTTGGTAAAGCCCTGCCGATTTCTGGCAGATCTTCTTCAATCTTGCTGGTTCGGCTCGGTTTCCGTTTCGATATATCTTGAAAGTGGGGGCTCGGGGTGGATTGTTTGTCTAAAAAAGAAAACGGTGTTTCCGTTTTTCTTTTTTCGGATGGTTTGGTTGTTCCGTTGGTTGCGTTGTTGCGGTTTTGTATTCGAGCGGCGGTTTTACGGTTGACGTATGTGGCGCCTCGGCTGGCGTTGCAACTGGCGCATGATCCGACGATGTTGGTTCTGTCGTATGGGTCTATGCCGGCGTCGACTTCTATGACGTGGTCGGCTTGGGTGCTGGGTTTTCGCCTGCACCAGTGGCATACGGGTTCTTCTTGGATGACTTGGGCCCGTAGTTGTTTCCATTGTTTGGTTCCGTAAATGGGGTTGCCGCTCATGTCAAGAGCATAGGTCAAGGTCAAGGGAACTGACGCCCAAGCGAGAAGGGCACTCGCTCGGTTGTCGTCGTTTGTCATGGGTTGCGCGTGTGGTTTGTGTCCCCCACTATTTAGGGCAAGTAGCCCATGGGAGCCTGTCTAGTTTTGTTCGGTGGACAACCATTCGCAATGTACGTTTGAACGCTGATCGGTCACTAGGCGTGACCGTCTACCCTCGTTACCGAGTGTTCCCAGAGCAGGGGTCAGATTCCTGCAAGGGCTAATGCTCCTCTCGTTAGGAGCTGATGGTGTCAGTTGTGATGGGAGGCTAGACGCGCTCCCCTGTGGATATCAAGCAGGGTTAACGGTTGGGTGTTTGTGCGATTCGAGTGCAACCCACTGGCCGTTGATGTTCATCTCGGCAAACTTGATCTTTTCGGGTGTGTAAAAGTAGCCGTTAATTGTCAGAAAGATGACTTTCTCATCCTGTACGGCAAGCGCAAACACTGGAGTTTTAAACGACCATTCGTCGCTTCCTGTAGTAATTCGCATTGGGTTAATTGGTTGCATGAACTCAGTCATCGTTTGGTTTCCTTGCTAGTCGGTCGCTAATTTTCTCTAGGTCTTTAGGTCTCCAGACGTGTACTTCTTCGCCCGAGTCTTCGAGCGCGTTGATCCATTCCCATTGCAAGTTACTGACGACACCTTTGGGACCTTTTAATTCGACAAAGATGGTGCCTCTAAAAGGGTGGGTCATGACTAGGTCGGGGAAGCCTTGGTTGCCTGTGTTGGGTGTGATCCATTTGCCCGGTCGGACTAGGGCTGGGTGTGTGTGCATGACGCGCCAACCATGCAATTTAGCCAATGTTATAACGGTCTTTTGGAAGTCGGCTTCTAATATTGCGCTCACTTGTGGCCCTCGCTTAACCATTGTTGACAAGCAACACAATTAGGGTGCATTGAGGCGTATAGGTTTTCGCGTGAGTTGTGCCATTTGTGTGCGTCGTGTTCGCTTGGTCGTTTGCACCGTTTGGCAGTGCTGCCACAATCGGGACATTTGGCAACTGCTGGAGGTAGATGCTCAACCACCGTGCATTAGCCGATCAATGAGTTCGGACGCTTCACGCTTGGTTTCAGGGACTGCACCCTCCCAGTTTTTGGCTCGAAGCATCCCAAGTTGTTTGGCGGTCGGCGGTTCACCCGATGACCCGAGCGTTTGGGTGCGTGGTTGTGCAGCTGGTGGCGCGTTGGTTGTTGTTTGTGGTTCTTGCCCTTGGCGGTACACCTTGACCATTTCCTCCAGTGAGGCACGTTTGTTAGAGCCCTGATACTGGTAGTTCGCAAGTGCGCGTCCAGCGGCCGAAGTCTCACAGTTTTCTAACGCGCTCGTTTTGTTGACCATTGACGAGCCTCGGACCTCTTCAGCAAACCCTGTCGTTGTCGGTACCGGGTCAGCGATGTCGGCATATAAGGATGCTTTCATAACGATTCGAGTGCCGTCGTCCACAATGATTTCGGTGACTATTCGTCCGCGTGGGCAGTCTTTCCAAAACAGTGGGAGGCGTTCTTGTACTGATGCGTAGTCGGCTGGATTGAAACTCATGATTCCATGTCCTTTAAGTGTCGGGCCTGTGCAGGCGTTTGGTTTTTGAGTTGATTAACAACTCGAATCATTGATACGCATCGGGCTGTTTCCTCAACTGTCATGCCTTTGAAACCGCACTCTTCGGCGCATTTGAGACAGATGCCGCGCAACTCTGTACGCATCCGCATATCGGCAGAATTAAAACCTGACGCGCAAATGTTGCAGTTCATCGGAAACCGCCCAGACGCATGGCCACGATCGCATCTTGAGTTGACCGGGTGAGGTTAGACAGATAGATACCGTTCTCCTCAGCAACATAAGCCAACTCAAAGAGCGCCTTTCTAAGCATTGCCACGTCGTCTCTGAGGCGTTCAATCTCCCAAATAGATGCTTTCATCGCAATATCGGCTTTGGAGATCATGGCGGTCAATTCCGCAAGTTCTTTGGTCATGGTCGGGGCTCCTTGATTTGTCGGTATTTGCCGTCACGGTACACCAGCGGTGTGGCTGGGTTTGTGTCAGATTGTAGTTGGCGTCGTTCTTTCCATGTAAGACCCCCCCAAATGCCGTAGCACTCAAGTTGGGTCGTGGAATATTTGAGGGATTCGGCGAGGCAAGACGGCCTAACGATGCAGGTCGCGCAAACGGCTTTTGCTTCAGCAATTTTTTTGCGTGAGTACCGTTCACCCGGTTCAAAGATGAACAGGTTTAGGTCCATGCCTCGACAAGCTGCGTGATCCCACCAGCGGTCTAGCACAGTCGCCAAGGTTTCCACCCGCAACCGCCACCCTCAGCAATATCTGAATAAAGCAGGTAGGCGAATCTAAGGTTGAGGGTTGGGTCTGACATGGCTTCAGCAAAAGGCATATTGAACACTTGCTCCACGTACTTGGTATGGATCTCGTTGATCTGCGCGACGCCGTGATCGTGGCCGTTGAAACGGTCTGCTAGTTCAGGGTCACTAGACATCGGTGTGATGTTTAGGCATCGGGTTTCTTTCCAGAGCAGGCGACCTAGTTTTTGCAGTGTCTCAGTGTTGTTGGGCCAGCCAACCGAGATTGCTTCAGGAAACCATTCTTGGCATTTGGTTTCAAGTGGTACTTCTGCAATTCGTGGTGACGCTAGGACGGTCGTGCTAGTGGTGCTGGTTGTGGTTGTTGCTAGTAGTTCCTCTGCGCGGTCGGCAAGTTGCTGGGGTGTCAGGTCCTGCAATGTGATTGTTTGCCGGGGCGCAATAGTAAGCATCGGTGACGATTCCTGTACGTCTGTGATCGCCCAGACTGCCAACATTGCGTAAGTGGCTAAGGCTAAAAAGGTAAGTCGTTTAAGGTTCATTAGTAGTCCTCTGATAGGTCCGCAACTGATTTGCGGGTGCTGAAGAATCCCTCCAGCATTGGTTTCTGCATGATCTCTCGAGCCATAAAGGCGCGGTAGTTGTTGTTGAATTTGAATTCGCTACTGGGGTCGTTGGTGATTGCGTGTTCGTAGCGCAAGACTTCAATAAGAGCTGCGATGCCGTAATGCGTATATCCGCGATGCATCAGCTGGTAGCACATTTTGGTGAGGGTCGGCATGACCCAAGGGTTTGCCTCTTTAAAGGCTTCGTATTTGAGCATCTCAGCTGGAACAGCGAGAACGTCAAAAAGGGATGGTTGCATTGTTTCCTCCTGCGGTCGGGGTCCAGCTATTACGGGACGCACTTGGTTGCCAGTCATTAGACCGACTTCCAGACCAAATGTCAAGTCACCGCACGTCGAGTGTAGGAAACGCCTCAATGGCATCTAGGACGGCTTTTGGCAGGCTGTCTCCGCAGACGTAGCGGATATGCCATGCTTCAGCGTTAGCGCCGTTTTTGACTTCCCATGAGAACCCAAACTTTAAAGCGTTGCTGGTAGAAAATCCGTCGCCCAGTAACCATTCGAGTCGTTTGCCTGAAGCTGACGCGACATCTATGGCGAGTCCCCAGCCGTGATTACTTGTACCGGGTGTTCCTGCTGGGGCGAAACCTTGTTTCAGGAACCAAACTTGACCGTTGTATTTGCGGGTCACTTGAGGTTTACGAAAGTTGGGTTTGGGTTCGTACCGTTCATTAAACAGAGCCACCTGTTGGGCTAGTGGGCGGTATGCGCCGACGTGCTTGAGTTCTATTCCGTCAAAGTACGCGGCGAGTTGTAGCGCGTTCCATGCTGTGGCCGCGAGGCTGTGCAGTTTGCCGTTTGGGGCTTTGATGTCGCGTAATAGGGCTGGTTTAATTTCGCCGTTCTTTTGACCTTGTAGGTCGGTTGGCATGATTAGGGGTAGTAC